AGTGCTCGATCAGGAGCGATGATTTCCTGCGAGCCTACAACCCTTGACAATGGTTGTGGGTTGTGGGGAACGGGTTGTCTCAAGGTCAAATGGCGAAGGCGCTTGGCATCAGCCAGCAAGCCGTAGCCAAAGCCGCCAAGCGCGGGATGCCGCTAACCAGCGTCGAAGACGCGCTGGCGTGGCGACGGGTTAACCAGAGCACCAAACGCACCAAGGCAAACGCCGGGCCAACTTCGACCCCGGAGCCCATCGGCCTCTCCGCCCTGCCCGAACTGCCCGACGATCTTGCCGTCACCGACAAGCTCCGACGCATCGCAGTCAATGACTTTGAGCGCGCCAGCACGATCCAAGAGCGTAGCGCCGCCAGCCGCACGGTCAAAGACGCGGAGGAGGCCCACGAGATCCGCAAGCGCGACCTCGTGCGCTCCGAGCAAGAGTCTCAAAACCTCATGCACCGCGACCAAGTGCAAACCGTCATCGCCGAAGAAGTCGGAAAGCTCCGCGCCTTGTTGGAAGCCATGCCGGGCGCCATCGCAATGGCCGCAAACCCTCACGACCCCGAACTGGCCCGCGATGCCGTGGCCGACTATCTGGAGCAAGTCTTCTCGACGTTAAGCAACACAGGCAATGCGCTGCGAGTGGATACCCGATAGCCGCGAGAAGGCACTGGCAATGTGGCGGGCCCAATGGGTGCCGCATCCGCGCCAATCTGTGACCGAGTGGGCCGAGGCCAATTTGTCTTTCTCGTCCCGCTTCACTTCCTCGCCGGGGCCGTTCCGCGTCCGCAGTTATCCGTATATGCGCGAATGGCTCGATTGCTTCCACCCGGCCAGCGGCGTCCGCTCGATGGCGCTGCTCTGCGGCGCCCAGGTGGCGAAAAGCACGGCCATCCAAGTAGGCATGGCCTACCGCCTCGTCCGCGCCCCGGCTCCCGCGCTGTGGGTCTTGGATACTCAGACCAACGCGCAAAGTTTCAGCGAGTCGCGCTGGCAAGTAATGATTGATGACAACGAGGTTTTGCGCGCTCAACTCCCGCGCAACAAAGACAAATTCAAGAACCTCGACCAAGCATTTGCGCGGATGCATCTCTGGTTCATCGGCAGCAACAGTCCCGGCAACCTCGCGGGCCGTAGTATTTCGCTCCTCTGCTTGGATGAGGTCGATAAATACAAAACCAAAACCAAGCAAGAAGCCGCCGCCGTGCAGCTTGCCGTGCAGCGCGTGGCGTCCTTCCCAATGCATCTGATCGTGATGACCAGCACCCCCACGACTCAGGAAGGTTCAATCTGGAAGGCGTGGCTGGAAGGCGACCAGCGCCGCTTCTGGTTGCCGTGCCCGCATTGCAGCGAGATGACCCTGCTTTCCTGGCCGATGATGAAATGGGACGATGACGCTCGCATTGACCAGAACCAATGGGATTTGAAGCGCGTCCGCGAGACGGCGCGGCTGGAATGCCCGCATTGCAACGGCCACATCACCGACGCGCTGAAGACCAAGATGCTGCGCGGAGGGGAATGGCGCGCAGAGAACGCCAACGCATTGCCGGGGCATCGCAGCTATCACTTGTCCGCGCTTTATTCCGTGCGTCGCAGCTTCGGCGCGCTGGCCGTCAAATTCCTGCAAGACAAGTCTTCGCTCATGGGCCTGCAAGATTTTGTGAACAGCATCCTCGCCGAGCCGTGGGAAGACGCCATGACCGACGAGAGCCGCCCGCTCACCGTGGGCGAATACAACCTCCGCACCGAACCCGAAGAAGGCACCGCCCGCATCATGGCCGTGGACGTTCAGCAAGATTGCTTTTACTTCGCCTGTCGCGCCTTTGCCAAAGACGGCAGCAGCAAGCTCGTGGACGAAGGCCGACTCACCACCTGGGCAGACTTGGAATTTAAGGTGCAGGAACTTGGCCTCGATCAGCAACGCAACATCGGCGGCACGATGGCAAAGCTCGTGGTGGTGGACTCAGGCTTCCGCACCGACGAGGTGCTGGATGTCTGCCTCCGCAATCGCTACATCCCGGCCAAGGGCGAAGACCGCGCGGACGGCTACGGAGTGAAATTTGGAAAGACGCTCCGCAAGGCCATCTCCGTCCTCAAGCCGTATCGTCGCGGATACTTTCTCATGCTGTTCTCGTCGCCCGCCGCGCAGGATGTGCTTGAATGGCTGCGCGGCGGCAAAGGCCCGGCGTGGACGGTGGCCGCTGATGCCTCCGAAGAATACAAAGCGCACCTCGATGCCCACCGCAAAGTGGTCAAACGCAGCCCGCTGACGGGCCGCGAGAACTACATCTGGAAGCAAGTCGGGCGCCGTCCTGACCATATGCTCGATTGCGAACTGATGATTCTGGCGCTGGCTGAATACGGCAACATCATCAAGCCGAAGCTGGACGAGCCCACCGATTGACACCGCCGCGCGTGAGCAATGTCTCCGCGCTCCTTTGTTTTCAGTGTTTGGGTAGCCAACAACAAAGACGCGCTCAAAACCGTCGCGGCGCTTGAGACGATCGCCGCCAACAATTTCACCGTGGCGAAAGAGGGCGGGCGCGTTCTCGTCAGCGCCTCGATGGGTGGCAAGTCCTACAGCTACAGCCTCCCACCCGACCAGACCGCTGGCACCGTGGCCGAGCTCGCCTTCTACGCTTGGAACCAGATCCGCAACCTATCCAGCGCCGACCTTGAACTCTGGCTGACACGCAAGACCAGCAAGACCGCCATCATGGCCTTCAACTACCCGCTGCACTGATGAAACTCGCCGACCGCTGGAAACTTGTAACCAAAGCCTTCAGCCCGAAGGCGCAAAGCTACGATGCCGCGCGGCCTTCGATTCAGCGCCGATTCCCTTACAACGCGACCGCGACCGATAGCCACATTGACGTATCCGGCGCCGACCGCGAGCGGCTGATGAAGTTGAGTCGCTGGGTCTACAACAATATGCCCTTTGTCCGTGGGCTGATTTGCGAGAAGGCCCGCTACGCCACAGGCACAGGCATCCGCCCGCAGGCCCGAAGCGGTGATGAGGCATGGGACAATGCCGCCGAGACCTTCTTTGAGCAGTGGAGCCGAGTTGCCGACATCCAAGGCCGCTACACTTGGCGCGAGATGCAGCGCATCGCCTCGGTCGCTATTGACCGCGACGGCGAGGTTTTCTTCCGCGCTACCGCGCAATCGACCGGGTATCCCGCGTTGCAACTCATCCTTGCCCACCGCATCGGTGATGCGCGCTCCTCGATCTACGAGCCGAGCAACCCGACCGCCCGCGAAGGCGCGCAAAACATCATCGACGGCGTGGTGGTCAATCCGCAGCTACGCCCGATCTTCTACCGCCATCTGGTCGGCGACGGAGTTGACCCCGCGCAGCGTTTTGAGGACATCCCGGCGCAGCAACTGATCCACGTTGGCGAGGCCAGCCAAGGCGACGAGTTGCGCTACGTCACGCCTCTCGCCCCGTCCATCAACCACCTCCGCGATGTGTCGGACGCCATCAGCTTTGAGAAGATGGCGCTCAAAATTTCCTCTTACATCGCCCTCGCCATCAAGTCGAGCAACCCGCAAGGGGCCGACTTCTTTGGCGAATCCACCGCCAGCGTCAACGCCCAGGACAACAGCGAAGTCACCGTCGAATCCCTCGGCAACGCAGGCGGCGCCATCCCGCGTCTCGGCATGGGCGAAGACCTGATCTCGTGGACATCGAACCGCCCCACGCAAAACTTCCGCGACTTTTGCGATCTTCTCCTCCGCGAAGTCTGCCTCAACATCGGCGTGCCGTGGGAATTTGCCGCGCGCCCCGCCGATGCGGGCGGCGCGGCCCTGCGCGCCGTGCTCGTCCGCGCCCAACGCACCTTTGAGCAGCGCCAAGCCCTGCTCATCGACCGCCTGTGCTCCCGCGTCTGGGCGCACGTCATCACGCTCGGTATGCAGCGCGGCCTAATCCCGCAGAACGAAAATTGGTGGCGCGTCGAATGGCAGCGCCCGGCGGCAGCGTCTGTGGACTACGGACGCGAAGCACAAGCCAACCTCAACGATGTCCGCGCCGGCCTTCGCACTTACTCCGAAGATTACAGCGAGCGCGGCCTTGAGTGGAAAGACCAACTCCGCCAGCGCGCCGTCGAGGCCAAGTATCTGGCCGACTTGTCCGCCGAGTTTGGCATCAGCGCCGACAGCATCGCCACTTTCAATCCCAACCCTGCACCGCCGACAAACAACGGCAGCGCATTGACACCGCAGCAAGCGCAATGAACGCGCGCCACTGGTATGCAATTCAACAGACCGCAGACGGCGAAGCCGAAGTGTCCATTTATGATGAGATCGGTTTTGGTGGCGTCACCGCAAAATCCTTTCTTGCCGAACTCAAAAAACTTTCCGGCCAGCGTGTTCACCTCCGCATCAATTCTGTCGGCGGATCAGTTGTTGAAGGAGCCGCAATCTACAACGCGCTACGTCGGCACAAAGGCGGCTTAGTCGTTCACATTGATGCACTTGCGGCCTCGATGGCCTCGGTCATCGCTATGGCTGGCGACGAGACTCTTATCGCCGACAACGCGCTTGT